TATCCTCACCTTCAAACCGTGGCAGCCATGATCGCCCCACCACGTAAGTGCTTTTTTCCTGCAAGGCTCCCTGCGCCGGGCCGAAGTTCCAGAAAAGTTTTTGGCTGGCGTTCACAATCGTGCGCCATTCGCCGACGTTGATGTTCTTGTCTAGGGGCTGCGCGTAGTTGCCTATCTGAGGCCGCATCCCCCAATACCCACCATTGGCCAGCCGCAACTGATCGGGCCGGCCCAACCCAAAACCGAGGCTGCTTTTGATCCGGTTTAGAAAGTCTTTGATCATGGTCAGTTAAACATGGCCTGCGTGCGGGTCACCGCGCGGCAAATGTTGCGCGCCCGATAATCCAAAGCCATCTGAGCCATGGCCATGACCTGCATCTTGCTAAGACTGGAAGGGACAGAAAAAGAGAAGCTGGATCCGTTTACGCTGGAAGAAACAAGCGTCCCCTCCCCCGCGCTGACCGCGTCGAAAGCGGAGTCCCGCAGGTTCCGCAGCAAAGCGATATCCTGAGCGAGAAATACATTAAGGATCACTTGCGGCGGCGCGTCCATGTTTTGCGCCGGATTGTCAATCATGTCGGTCTATCTGAGAGAGGATGCGGAAATACGCTGCGGCCACTAACTGCATCGCCTCGCAGTCCCAGAGATGGTTATGTTTTTTCACAAGCACGTACCTCTGTTTGACCTGCTTAGTGACCCGGTCAACGGTGTCGCGCTTTATCTCAGAGTTCATGTGCGCCATCCAATCGCGGCTAATGTCCCTCGGATGCTCCCACACGGGGCTTCCCTGCCCGCGCAGCCGGACCAGCTGGTCCTTGATGGGCTCATTGGCGAAAAGGATCATTTTGCACACGTGGCCCCGAGGGCTGCGGATTGGCCGAGGTTCGGAAAATGCACGCTGATGCCGCTGCCGGCCCGTGCCCACCCAGAAAAAATCATCCCCACGGCCAAGCATTGCATTCCAACCAAACTGGCCACATTCGTCGTACACGTTCCCAGCGTCGTAGCCGGCGTCCTGAAATACGCACCAGTCCTCGACCTTTAACCGCGTCTGAATGTCCCGCAGGCTTTCCAGCGTCAGCACCTTCCCTTCCCAAACCAGCCGGCTTGTCCCGTCCGCACGCCAGGCACGGCAGAGGGCCCAGAAGTGATCCTGCTGCCGGTCAATCGTCATAAACCTACGGGCCTCCCCCTCAATCCGCTGCCCGTCGATCAAATCCGCTTTAAGGTAGTCGCTCCCGGTCAACTCGATCACCGGCACCTCGTTTTCTTCGCGCCACACCTCGGCCAGCCTTTTTTGGACGAATTGCCGCAACGCTGACACGTCGCCGGCCTTTTTAAGCGTCTGCGCCTTGATCCACTCCACCACTAGCGTGGCCCAAGGAATCCAGTAAACCGCAAGAGCCGAATACGCAAACGAGACGCGCCCCGCCAACGCGTTGCTTGGCATCCGCTCATACCGTCCCCGGCCAGCCATTGCCCGCCGTTCCTGCGCGGTGTCCCGCGTGATGTGGCCGCAGTCTGCACACTCATGCCGCACCGACGCGCTAATGCCCTCCCAGTCCGGCGTGCCGTCCTCCAGCGTGACGTCCTCCCATTTGATTTGCGACCAGGCTAGACGCTGCCATCTACCGCAGCCGGCGCACTCGACGCCCCATGATCGCAGCTCCCCGGTGTCGAAAAACGCCGTGGCCTCGTGCGACTCGTCCCACCCTTGGCTCACACCGATCACCACAGAGTTCCACCGGTCGTGCGTCCGTCGCTGGGCCTCCCCGATCATTCCGGGCCGCCATCTCCAAAGCTCATCCATCCAAACGTAGCGCATGGATTTTTCCTGCAAGGAACTGAGGTTTGCGCCGGCAATAAAAAGCGGCATGTGGGGAAACAGGATCGATGTCTTGCGTTTCTGGTGTCGGTCGCTTGGAAAGAGCCGAGCGGTTTTCTCGCACCCTTTGAGGATCGGAAGCAACCGGGTTTCCGCAAAGTCCTTTGCCATGTCGTCCGACTGTCCGACCAGCAACATCCCCCCGGGGTCCTCGGCGACAACGTAGGGTACAAGCAATTCGAGGAGCGTTGTTTTCCCGCCGCCGACGGGAGCCCGGATCGCGATTTGCCGAAATTTTCCCGAGGCGAAAGTTTGAATGATGTCGTTCAGCCACGGAGCAACTTCCCGGTCGAACCGTGTCGCCCGAGCAGAGTGCGGCAGCGTGATGTTCCGCTCCATCCAGTCAATTGGACAACCGGTAAACCGCCCATTTGCTGATTCCTTAAGAGTCTGAAACAGCAGACTGGTTTTGTTTTTTTCCTCCGTTCTGAAGCTCATCCATCCGATTTCTAAAACCATCAAGCACTTCGTTCAATCGTGTAAGCAACCGAGTGCGGATCTGCCGTTCATCCAAACCGATAAGTTGCCCAGGAAGATCGTTTGCCATTGCGTTCAACTCCGCAGCCAGCGCTGCCCCTGCTGCGAGCCCGCCCTCCTCCACCGCCGCCTTGGAGATGTATTCTCCTCGGTCGATTGCAAAATGGAACTCCAAGCGCTTGGTTTCAATCTCGAGCTTTTTTTGCCGGATCGCGTTGAGCCCCTTTCCCCCTCGCCCTTCCTCGTTTCGCTGTTCCTCCCACGCGACAAGCTCTTCAAACGATCGCACAAGACAACCCTGCTTGACTTTCATGTCGCCAGCTTGCCGGGAGACTCCAAGGAGCTTACCGATTTCCCGCCCAGTCAAATACCGATTGCCTCCGCTTGATTCCTGCGCGTACTCGTTTGCGAGCTGGGATTCCCGAGCGGTCAGCGTTTTCCCCGCTTTGAGTTTTAGAATGATGTTCCGAAACTCTTGGTCGCGAAGCTGTTTTGAAATGTCAGCCATTTTTTGCAGCACTCATTTCGTCAAAACTTTTTCCCGTCTCCGCGTGAGTTGCGGTCTTGCCGGTAAAGTCCTGCCATCGCTTCACAATTACATCAACAAAAACTGGGTTTAATTCCATTGTAAACGATTTCGCTCCAATGATTTCGCACCCAATTAATGTGCTTCCACTGCCCCCAAATAAATCTAAAAACGAATTTTTATTAATTCCCCGGAATATTGCTTCAATCCATTTCAACGGCTTCGAGTGAGCATGGTTTTCCCGCTCTTGTGTTGTCGGAAACGCTTCCACAGTTCGCAAATGAACCGCGCCCTCAAGCGGCTTGTACTCACATTCACCTCGTGAGTTAGTGACTTTCTTAGGTTTTCTGTTTTTTCCGTCAACGATTATTGCTGCATCAAAATCCCAAGTTGCGTTATCCCCAAAAATTCCGCACGCCTTGTGCCTGGCTAACGGGCGGTTCGGAGTGTACCACGAAGTGACATTGTCCCAGATGAGCTCATAAAGTGGAGCCCATCCAAATTCCATTGCGCTTTTGGCGGCTATCGCAAAGCGTTTGAAATCCCAAAACGAAATCAGCTTTGCTGCCTCCTTTTGCGGAAGCATTGCCTCAAAGTACAAGTTTTCCATTTCGTATGGCGGATCGAAGATCAACGCATTCCAATCATTGCCCCCCAATAAATGCGATACGGAATCAACATTTGTGCTATCGCCGCACATAACTCGGTGATCCCCCAGCGTCCAAATATCGCCCATCACCGTCACCGGATTTACAGGCGGGTCTGGGACTTCGTCGGGATCGGTTTCGCCTTCAACGGTTAAAACGGCAAGCAACGCCTCCAGCTCCGAATTGTTAAACCCGGTGAGCTCTAGGTCAAAGCCGTCTTCCTGCAATCCAGTCAATTCAAGTTTCAGTAGTTCTTCATCCCACCCGGCGTTTAAAGCGAGCTTGTTGTCTGCGATAATGTAGGCCCGCTTTTGGGAGTCGGTTAAGTGCCCGAGGCGAATGCAAGGCACGTGTTTTAAGTTTAGTTTACGGGCTGCCAGAACGCGACCGTGCCCGGCGATGATATCGTTCCCCACCCCGACAAGCACCGGGTTTGTAAAACCAAATTCCCGGATGGACGCGGCAATCTGGGCGACCTGTTCGTCAGAATGCGTCCGAGAATTGCGAACGTAAGGAATCAGCAAATCAACGGGCAGCTGTTCGATGTCAATTTTTGGCAATTTGCAATTTTTTCCTTCGCTCATAAAATTTCACCAGAATGGCTCCGAACCC